CAGCGTCTGGATCATTTTCGCCTTTTAGGGTAGCCCAGAACTTCGCCAAGGTAGGGTTGGACGCCATGATCTTCTCTAAAATACCATCAACACCCGCACTAAAGCCTTCAACCATCCCACCAAACATACCGCCTTCGCCGCTTTCACCGCCACCGCCACTCATTAAGGTACTAAATTGCGACTTTATTTTTTCGATGACGCCTGTGAACGCACCTTCACCGTCGGTATTGACTTCCGAAGGACTAACAAACCCAGCAATAGCATCTTCAACTCGTTTCTTAGCGGCTTTACTCTCTGTCTCTAGCTTAGTTAATTGCTTTTCAAGTTCACCTCCACGGTTTGTTTGTATGCTGTCAGCAGTACCGTCCATCCCAAGCTTACGTAAAAGGTCAGCTATTGCATTGCCAATTTTGGAGACGAAAACCTTACCGCTTACCAAAGCTTTTTCAAATCCTAACTTAACGACATCTAAAGACGCTGAACCAATGGCTCCCATTGTCTCGAATGATTTACTCATCCGCTCTATTATTTGAAATTTTTGCTCAAGAGCAACGAATGCGGCTCCTACTGCAAATATACCTATAGCAATAAGGCCAATAGGGTTTAGTAACATAGCAGCGGTAAGCCGAAGGAATCCTTTTGTAGCAGCCGCCAAAACACCGACAAAATACGTACCAATTACAAAGCCCGCTTTTAACAACGAACCGACTAAAGTAACTGAAGTAGTAACAGCCGTTGTTAGAGTTAACGCAATCCAAGCAGCAAAGCCAACAAGTACTTTGGTCATGAGTATAGCGACAAACGCCGCTGCGCCCAGAGTCAGGATATGCATGTTCTCACTAAGCTTATTGATTACTACAGCAGTCTTATCTGTAACAAGAAATACGCTGTTTACTCTGTCGACCATCTCAGTAAAGTTATTCTTAAACAAGACGGTTGCTTGTCCAATGTTTAAGCGCATATTAGTGACTTGGTCAGTAGTCTTACCTAAATTATTCATCAATATTGGTAGCATTACCTCGGCTGTTAAACCACCGGCGTGTGAGAACTCACGTAGCTCACCAACGGTTTTGTTTAAACCATCTGCCAACATTCTTGTAAGCACTACGTTGTTCTCTGACACTGAGCGGAATTCGTCACCACGTAGGGCACCCGAGGCTAAACCCTGGGCAAACTGACGAGCGGAGTTGGCCGCTTCACTTGCTGTTGTACCAGACAAAAGGAAAGAGTTACTTACTACTTGGGTAATGGCTGCGACTTCTTCTTGGGTTGCGCCCATGTTTTTTGTACTTACTGCTATTCGTTGATAGAGCGTACCAACAGAGTCTAAATCAGAACGTGACTCTCGGGCGACTCGTTTGATATCGAGCATACCCTGGGCAACTTCTTGTGACGTCTCAAACGTCGCGTTCATCTTGTTACGTAGGTTGACCATCGTGTCAGCGGCGTTTTTCAGTTCACCCAAACCAAAGCCCGTCGCAAATGTCGCTCCTAGGGCACCGAGCTGGCTGTTAAACATGTTTGCGCTACGTCTCATTGAGCCGCTTAATTTCTTCATTCTGCGATCAACTTTACCAATGTCTTTTTGGAATTGAGCAGAGTTCAACCGTAAGCGTAGTGCAAGTGTTCTGAGGACTGATGTAGCCATTATAATTACCTATTTAATGTCGCGTAGTTTCCATCTTAGAATTGTGGTTTGTAATGCGTTTTTCGCGCTTCGCGCCATACTTCTTTCGTGGCCATCAAACGCAGGGCGCATAAATGGTCGTTCTGGCTGTGCGCCAAAGGGGTTTTTGTCACTTGTTCCGTACTCAAGTTGGAGAGCGTAGTGAGCTTTTCGTTTACCACTCTTTTTGTACTTGCCACGACGATCAGTACCGACTCGGACTTCACCGCGTATGCCCCGGGGTTTTTTGGACAGATACACCGTTGTTCTTACTGAGTCGCGTAAAGCGCCAGTGCCTTTAAAGCCAGCTCCGGCTATGTTAGCTTTCACTCGACTTTGCACTGGCCTTAAAGCTTTTTCAACAGCCTGTTTACCCAGCTCACTGGCTAACTCTTTACCCATCCTCTCAAGCTCACGGTCAAGCATATCCAGACCCTTTACCTCAAATTCGTTGTAGAGACCGTGTTTTCGCCGTACTACTTTAAAGTCTTTAGCCATTTTGTACCGCCGCAATCTTTTTCATTATTGATATTTGTTGTTCGTTGGTTTGGCGTCTGTTTGTGTGGTTTGCGTACAGGCTAAAAAAGTCCGACGCTTGTGCTGGCTTTTTGCCTTTTTTACCACCGTTAACATTGACCAAGGTAGCTGCTACGACGCCTGAACGATAATCTGCTCTTATTGCGCCCCAGGGTTCGATGGCGAAAAAAGCCATCCACTCTTGGAGTTCACGGGCCTCCATTTGTGTTTCAAGTTGGCGCACTGTCATGCCCAGTTCAAGGGCCAGACGAAACTTGAATCGCCTGACCGGGCACGCTAGTTTCCCTCTGCAATTCCTAAATCTTCGTCAGCCATGCCGCTTAGTTTGCGGACTTCTTCAAAAAGACGATTGATCACCGTGGCGTTCTTCTCACCCAAAGCTTTTGCTTCTGAGTTTTTGAAAATACGTTGGCCAGCGTCATCGACCATACAACTCACAACAAGCCTCGCTCGCATGTTTGTTAGGTCTTGGCTCACGCCTAGTGTTGCTTCAAACTCATCACGCTCGGCGGCTGACAAGCCTCGCAAGCGTACAGTTCCTTCCCACTCAGGCACTTCATGTTCAACGTATACAAAATCTGATGCTGCTAAAATACTATCTTTGTTAAGTAACATACTTCCTCCAAGGAAAAAAAAGAGACACCCGTAATGGGTGCCTCAAAGGTTTTTATAACGTACCGTCTGTATCTAGAACCACAGCACCGTCGATGTTAATAGAGACGTTAACCGTCACTACATCTTCAAGTGGTTGTGAGATTCCGTAAGATTGAACATACCCGCTAAAGGTACATCCGGCTTGGTTTGAGCCGTCCTGCCAAATAATAGCGAAGTGTACCTTCGCACCAGTTGAATAAGACGTTTGCAGTAGTGCTTGCTCAGATTGGACCGTAGCATCTGGAACCCAGTTAAGAGTAATATCCAGTGTGCCAGAGTCTTTCTGTCCAACAAGTTTTTGCTTATAAGCTGAACCATATGTACTAACTTCAATTACGTTAGCAGAAAGCTCCATGTCGCCGAGGTTTTGGACCTCTCCAACAAGTGTAGCTGCTGACGTGCCAGATAAAGTTAAAGCAGCCGCAGCGGCATAAAGCTGGGTTTCCTGGCCGGTGAAAGGTGCAGTAATTGCTGCCATTTTAATTCTCCTTGCACGTTAAAGTGCAATCAATTGTTGCTGAATAAAGGTTTAGTGTTTCTTCAAAATCGTTAAAAGTGTTATGTACTCGACATCCTTTGATGAGGTCCACATACGTGTTATCGCTAAGTCCATGTAACCTATTAACTAACGCTCTAGTAATATCTCGCATACCAGAATAAGTCTCACTGTAAATAGTTAAATCAACCGTATACTTTGTCAGCGCAGACGAACCGCCGGCCACTAAGTCAGGCATACCGTCAAAAATCCTATAAACAACACATGGTTTTGCAACGTCTTGGGGTAACTTTTGTGGATACACACCGTTAGATGCAATTAGCGCAGTGATGGTGCTATCGGCTAAAAGTAATGAACGAAGAGATTGATCAATCATCTTACATCCTCCGCGTATATTACGACCCGCTTACGTTTCCCGTCAGGATCAGACGAACTTATAACTTCAAGCCTTCGACCAGCCACCTGTATCTCAGCTCCTGGGTTTATTAGCTCAAGAGATGGGACGTAGTGAAACTGAAGCTCAAATTCAATGCGTGACACCAGTTGATCATTCTCTTTACGCTCACGAAAGGTTCTTTGTTTTATTGAACATTTACGTGTGGTTGAGTTAGCCGAAAAGGTGTGATCCAAAGCGCCATAGGCGTCAGGACTAGCTGACCGCTCATAAAAAGTAGCTGTGTGTCTAAGTGATCCATTTCTCATATAAACTCCTTACGCTATGCGTAATCGGTAAGGGGAGAGAAGATCGTCAGCACCTTTTGGAGCTTTAACTAAAGCAAGTCCAGCATTATCAATTACGCCGTCTTCGCGATACTCATAAAGACTTCCAACAACTAGAAGAACTGCCTGTTTTACAGAGGTGGGTACACTGGCTGTTCCGTCGACCACATAAGTAACGACAATATGCTCGGGTTCGCAAGCAACATCCGACGGCCACACTTCTCCCATTGCTGGATAGAGATGTGCCCGATCAGACGCGCCGACTAGACGATATTTTGACGCCGCCAAGGTAGTACTAACAAAAGTATTCGTGTAGTACACAACACTGGTGATACTGCTGACTTTACCCATAGGCAAATGAAGTCCTAGATTTTTACGATTCCAAGAAACCGGAAAATCATCGAAAACGGCAGTACGGGTTTTTGTGGTAAATGACCTGTTACAGAAATTTTCACAATACTCCGTCGCTACCGAAATCATTCGGGTAATTTCAGCATTCTCATCACTGCTGAGATCACTAGCCAAACGCAAATGTAGTCTCGTTTCAGCTAAGGTTACTGGGTCTGACATAGTGATCTCCTTTGTAAAGTAAGGCAGTTAATACCTGTATTAATTAAGCGTGAGTAACGCCAACAACTTTCAGTGCAGATGCGTCAAGCACCATAGAACCTACACGCTTACGGGTGTAGAACATAACTGAACCAGGAGTGGTGTACGGGTCACGAAGCATAGAAATACCGACTCGATCAACAATCTGGAATGCACGGGAGAAATCACCAAATATGATTGGAGCGGAGTGAGCTGCTGCGTCTACGTCAGCCAAATCTTCGTTAATAACAATGTTATACCCGAACAAACTAGTTGAACCAGCGTTGCTGATGTCACGTTGCATGTAGTAGTTGCTGTCGCCGTCTTTGAGGTTCAAAAGAGCATTATGCGTCGCACGGTTCATCATCCAGCTTGAGCCACCGAGGTAGCCAGTCTTTACACTACGTACAACAGACCGCAAGAACTCAATCGTTCCAGCGTCGTTAGCGGCCAGAGCGTTGTTAGTTCCAGAGTTAAGCACTTCATAGACACCAGTAGTGTCGTTAGCAGCGCCGTCCGCGTTCAGCGTAAGACCATTCAAGATTCCAACTGGCTTGTTGGTGCCGTTGCCAGAAAGGAAAGCATCGCCTTCAGCTTCAGCAAATTGACGAGCAACTTCACCAGTTAACCAATCTTCTACACCGAAGAACGCATCTTCAAGCATGTGCTGATAGACCTGTGGTCGAGCATATACTTCACCGAAGGTTGCAGTACGTTGTGCAAGCTCTGGTGAGCCAGTAGCGCCACGAGCAGTAGTTTCACCAACCCAGCCACTTGCTGCGTCACCGATACCAACCAACTGCTTAACATCAGTAGTAGCAGCAGATGCTACTGAACATACCTGACGTAATGGAGACACTTCTTTCTCAAGCTTAATGATTTCTTGACGTAATTCCTCTGGTAGAGCGTATCCACCTTCGTCGTTAGTGCTAATGTTTAGGGTAGTGCCTTTTTGACGGAGTCCGTCCATGCCTTCTTGTAGGAAGGTTTTAAATAAGTCTTTGCTTTCCATTCTGTCGTTCTCTTTAGTGGAAGTGATAATTGCGGGAGCAGCATTTTTAGCCATAATCTCTTCGAGATTTGCTTTTACTTCTGCCATTTCTTTTGTAGCTACTTCAGCTTCTGATTTAAGTGATTCGTTTTCAGCTACGACTGACTTGTTCTGCTCGGCTAGTTCTTCAACTGCCTTTTCCACAGACTCAAGATCAACATCTTTGACTTCAGCTTGAACGTCATCTAGTACTTTCTCTGACATGAGAGTTTCCTATTTGGGTTAAGATTTTATGTTGTGGATTGTGTCCATCAACGCTCTGAGTCGCAGTTGTCGAGCTTCAAGGTCAGCATCACGCTCACTTTTCACTTCTTCAACTAACTCGGGGGTTTCATCAGACAACAAAGCTTTTGCTCCGGCTGCAAGCACGGTTTTAGCTTCTTTTCGAGACAACCCTGCATCGCGCAGGACTATTTCTAGTTCTCTAATGTTTAACTCGCCGTCCGCATCTTTCACAGCCGAAACTATTGCAGATTGGTTGGCGGGAATAGTGACAAGACTAACTTCATGTAGCTCAATCTCTTTTAAATGGTTTGACTTGGTTTGAGGATCATAAGTTTCATCCTTTACCCGGTAGCCAATAGACATACTAGCAATAGCACCTGACTTTAAAAGCGCATAAGCTTCGTCAGCGTCCTGGACACCTTGTGTCAAAATACCTTCGACCGATAGTCCTTTACTGTCTTCAGTCATTGAAGTCCAGCGTCCTATAGGACGTTTAAGGTCGTGATGCAACAACATAGCCGGCATAGTGCCATCGCTTTTGTGTAAGCCCAGGCTTTTTTGGAAAGCACCAAAGTCAACAACATCGCCGACGCGGTCTAAGTTACCGAACGTAGAGGCATAACCGGTAAATTTTCTTTCATCATTTTCGGTGTCATAAATCTTTACACCTTCAAGTTTAAATACCTTGTTCATCATAATCCTCGCTAATTTCTTCTTCTGATTGGGGTTGTTCGGGTGTTGGTGACTCTTCTTGGTCAGCATCGCCAAAAGTTAAATTGTTGGAGTCAGACACAAAGTCATCACCGCCATCGCGTGGGTTCATATCAAGACGAGCACGGACTTCGTTTGGCGACATAACACCAATTTCTAATAGCTTTTTGTAAGCATCAACTTCACCAGCAAAGTCACCACGTATAAGCTCAGATACATCAAACTTAAACTCTCTAGTACTGTCCCCTAAAAAGGAGTAGTTAAGACGACTCTCAAAAGTCTTTAAGTAAGGGCTAATAGCTGAACGATAGAAATCCATACTTTGCTCAGAGATATTACTGAACGTCGCTCGGGATAAGTCTGCAACCATATGCGGTGGCACTCTAAATATGCCGCAGATTTCCTCACGGCTCATTCTGCGCGTCTCAAGAAGCTGCACGTCACCAGGTGACATTGAAATTGGCTCAAACTTAACACCAGCTTCTAACAAAGCCACTCGATTAGCGTTTTGAGTTCCTGCATGACTGCTTGCCCAACTGTCTTTTAGATTGGTGTAAGCTTCATCACTTAGCGTTCCGTCGACCATCAACACGCCGCGTGGTGTACTACCATTAGCGAACACATTATTGGCGTGGTCCCTAGCTTCGATTGATCCACCCAGTAGGTGACCCTGGTAGCTAATAGGGGAGACCCCACGTATGCCATCCATACTCATTGTTTTAAAATGAAGTATTTCGCCGGCTTGAAAAACTTCTGATCTAGTTACACCGTTCTCACCCACAGCAACCGAATACTCAACTCGGTTTTGTGCGTACACATTCACGCTCACAGCGTCAACGGGAAGCGGGTGTATAGCGACAATACGGCCACTAGACCCAGCTCTGACAATATAATTATAACTGTTACCTCTAAGGCACAGGTTAACCATTTGCTGTTGCCAAAACTCTTGGGCTGTCTGCCAATCGTTGGGGGACTTATGCACTAAAGCGTGCATGACATCATTCCATAAGTGAGACTTACTGGTTCTGTCATCCGACAGCTTATATAAGTGACACGGTAAGGTGCTTACTGTTTCCGAAAGAATTTTAACGCAAGCATAAACCGTACTTAGACGCATTGCTGTCTCTGGTCCGACTGCATTTAAACTTGGCGTCTCACCGCGCATTATCATATTCATCAAGCCGGGGGAATCAAGTGAGTATGAAGCAGACTTGGTTGCCGTAGGCTTCGTCGTAAAGGGCCAAACCATAGACTGTGCTCCTATAAAGTGCGTATACCGCGTGATTCGTATGGTGAAGGTTGTAGCCCTGCGTGAACTTTCATTCTGCCCAAGGCCATGATGATAGCTATTACACCATCGATTTTGTTTGATTGATTACCGTCTTTTTTTACTTTTATGTTGTCATTAACATCTGACCAGACCGCGCAGTTACTAACCATCCAGCCTAAGACTGAATCACTACCATGAGCGAGTGTTTTACTTAAAATAGATTTCTCAAATTCTTTTGATGGGTCACTCATATTCATGATGTTTTGCGGGAACTTAACCATCGGCAAGCCTTGGTCGAGTAAGTCAGCGACTAACTCATGAGCGCCATACGGGTCAAAAGCTATCTGTTTTACGTGATAATCTTCACAGGCTTGTAACACCATTTCTTTAATATATTTAAGGTCAGTCACACTACCGTCAGTAGCTATGATCTGCCCAGAGTCCATCCACTCTTTATACCGACCACCCATTGCGCCCGATTTACTTGTAATAGTGTCCAAGGGCAAATAGCTTTGAACATAGGGGTATATAAAGCCTTTTTCTTGGAACAACAACGCGACACACGCAAAATCATTTACTGACGCAAGGTCCAAACCGATATAACACGGCTTACCTTTCCAATAACTAAGAGGAGGGCGCTCTTGAGTACAATTGTCCCAAGCGTGTGAGCTTATCCAGGCGCTGTCAGTAGAACACCAAATATTTAAACGCTTAGTCTTAAAATTTGTTTCGGCTGATGGCGACTCCTCTGCTTGTTTACAGAGACGCTCCAAGTCATCAGGCTGAACACTTACACCATAGTTGGGGTTAGCTTTTTTATGTACTTTCGGGTCACGCCAATCATCGCCCTCATCAACACCGTAGATCATCGAAAAGAACGTATCGTCATCGACGTGGTTTTGTAAAATCTTTAAGGCATAATCCCTAACCTGGTAGCATACGCCCTCACGGTTCACGCCGGATGTGGAAATAACAAACAACAAAGGTTGGCTACGCGCACCGCTTGCTACGTTGAGTACATCATAGACTTCTGGTGTTTTATGGACGTGTAATTCATCGACCACAGCAAATGATGGCGACCGTCCTTCAAGACTACCGGCGTCTGCCGATAACGGCTCAAATTTACTATTGGCTTTCGTGTATGCAATACAGTTTCTTTGTACATTTAAATGTACACTCAAATGTGCAGAAGCACGGGCCATTGCTTGGGCATCACCAAAGACAATACGAGCTTGGTCTCTCGATGTAGCCGCTGAATACACTTCAGCAGAACTCTCTCCGTCTGCCATCAAATGGTAGAGCGAAAGAACACTGCACAAGGTACTCTTGCCTGACTTCCGTGGTACTTCAATGTAAACAGATCGACGTAGTCTCTGCCCATCGTTCCGAAGCCACCCGTAACATTGCGTAATTAAAAACATTTGCCAAGGCTCAAACAGAATAGGTTTGCCGGCAAGTGGACCCTTTAGGTGTTTTATATATGACGCGAATTTTATTGGCCGAGCGGCTGCACTGTTGTCAAAGTGAATGTCTTTTCTTTGTCGCATATCAAGCGCCTGGCGACACGCCATAATGACGTTATTGCACACGCT